TATTCGAAGATGTTAGATTTCCTAATGTTTTAGGACTAGATTATTCATCTGTAAACTTATTTGAAGATTGGTGGATAGATCCGTCATTTTTTCCTACTGAAATTTTAACATTAAAATCTAGTCAAGAATTTTATAAAACTATCGTCGAAAAATTAAGAGATTTCACAAAATTGGAATATAAAGCTAAACACATGTGTTGTCAATCATACCCCAAAGAATATTGTTTATATTGGAACGATAACGAAAAAAATACATACGAAGAAAAATTTAAAAGGTATTATAATTTATAAATATGGAACATTATTATCATAATATAGGAGAAGATTGGTTTAGTTATCCAAATTTATATAGATCAGTTGTTGAAAAATTTGATAACGCTAAGTTTGTTGAAATTGGATCATGGAAAGGTAGAAGTGCTGTTTTTATGGGAGTTGAAATACACAATTCTAAAAAGAATATAGAATTTTATTGTGTTGATACTTGGAAAGGTAGCGAAGAGCATATTGGATTAGATATATTAAAAGAAGATGGGTTATATAAAGAATTCGTAAAAAATATTGATCCAGTATCACATATTATTAAACCGATTAGAATGCCTTCCATAGAAGCTAGTGCAAAATTTGAAGATAACTCTTTAGATTTTGTTTTTATTGATGCTGCTCATGATTACGAATCAGTAAAAGATGATATTAAACACTGGTATCCTAAAGTAAAGACTGGTGGTATATTTTCTGGACATGATTATTGGGATGGTACAACAGTTCAACAAGCTGTTGATGAATGGGCTAGAGAAAATAATAAAAATATATATATTAGTGAATTGTGTTGGATTACTCAAAAATAAATTAATATTTAAATGGAAGAAACCATATTTAATTACATAGATTCAGTTCTATTTACAAAACAAAAATTAAATAAATTGAATGAAGACGAAACTCAATTCAATTTATATATGCTTAATCGTTGGTGTTCTATGTATTCTCCCGACATGGCTCATATCATTAACGAAACGACTAACAGACAAAAAGAACTTTTTACATTAAAGCAAGATCAATATAATTATGTTCTTAATATTTTACCAAAAGTAAAAAAGAAGAGAATTAATTATATTAAGAAAGTAAAATCTGAAGAAGAAAAAGAAGACGAAAATATCTCCATCACAGCAAAGGTAATGGAAATCTCTCAAAGAGAAGTAAAACAATACATTGACTTATACAACGAATCTTTTAAATAGAAATATGGCTGTAGAACTACCCTCACACATGGATAACGTCAAGCAGAAAAAAGGCATGATTGACTTGGACGGAAATAGCGAAGGCTTTTTTGGTCTGGATGATTATAAGCTTTCTTTTGTATTTGATGATATCGTTCTAGTAGAATTCGTAGATGAAGTTGAAGATTCACAAGGATCTGCCGTGATGCGTAACGGTTTGTATGTGCCTACGAATGTTAATACCAAGGCATGGCGAAAAGCTAAAGTAGTTTTAGCAGGACCAAATGTAGCTTATTGTAAGAAAGATGATATTGTTATCTTTCCTAATGATAAGGGAGTTACTGTATCTAATATGGAGATCGAAGGATACGGCACAGTCAAGAAGGGGATGTTCTTAAATGAACAGAGGATGTTTGGAATTGCCAACAAAAAAGGATAAATATTTAGGTGGCAGAACCTAAAGAACCAAAAAGAGATGAAATAAAGCCGTACAAATATGGTACGGAATACAACATGACAAGAGTATCTAGGAATACTCTTAATACTCTTTTGCAAAATAATGTTTGTGTCTTATCTATTATAAGAAGAGTACAACCACCAGATAAATCAAAGCATCCTCGTCCTATTAATGCTAGACGAAGGATGCTTTGTTGTAATAATATAGAGTTTTTACATTCTTATAATGGTAGAGTTAAATTATCGCATTTTTGTCCAAAAGGTGTTGGGTTGCCTTATGATCCAGCAGCAAAAAATTTAATAGCAACTTGGGATTTATTAATGATTGATTATAGGGTTATTAATATGGATGATTGTTATTTAAATTATGCATATCCTATAAATGATAGACAAACCAGAAATATGTTTTGGAGAGAAATCTTTAATAAAACCTTTTATTTGATGTCTCCAGAAGAAAAGTATGGTTGGATGAACACTTGGTAGTTGATTATTCTATATTCATTTTTAAATAGATAAAATGGATATTAAAGAAAGCGATTTTAATTATTTCTTACAAAGGAATGTAGTTTTTGTTTTACAAAATAAAGTAATCAAAGAGGGTAAGATTTTTCTTTATAACCAAAAAGATTATTATTTGGTGTTTTATATGAAATCAAATAATAACGAACAAAAGAAATTTGAGATTCCATTTCCATTCTCAGTTCAAAAGCATGATAAGTATTTGGTATTGGATTATTCATTAAGTGCAATTTCTGGTGGTGATAACGAGTTGTATTATAGATTGGTTGCTCTGAACCAAAATTCTAATTCCAGATTCTATAATAGTAAAATTATCATCTTTGAAAAGAATGCTCTTGATTTTTCTGTAGTTCCCTAGTATGTTGTTGGAATGTCGTTACTAGATTATTTTCCTTCTAAATTCAATCCACTTACTCAGCAAGTGGAACTCATCAACAAGATTGATGAGGCATTCAATGATGGTTACAAATTTGTAATCTGTTGTGCTCCAACTGGAAGTGGTAAATCATTTTTATCCAAAACTCTGGCAAACAAATCTTCTGAACCTTCACAACAATTCAAAGATCTTGTTGAGAATGGAAGTGCATTCAGATTGGATACGTATGGAAATTATACAAAAGAAGAAGAGTGTTTAGACGAAAAGCCGTTTGGAGCATTTGCACTAACAATTACTAAAAGTCTTCAGGATCAATATACAGAATTATTTGAAGATTCCAAAGCATTAAAAGGTAAATCAAATTATACCTGTAATGTTGATCCTCAGTATGACGTTGATGTAGCTCCATGTTTATTCACTCCGGGTCTTAAAGAAAAGTGTATATTGAACAATACATGTGCATATTATACTGCCAGAAAAGAAATGTTAACCAATAAATTTGGCGTATTGAATTACAGCATGTTTCTTTCTTTGCCTGATCATGTAAGAAATCGTGAATATATTATTTGTGATGAAGCTTCTGAAGTAGAAGACGAACTAGTAAAACGATTTAGCCGTTCATTACCTTACAAGTTGTTGAAAAGATTGGGTTATTCTCCCAGAGAAATTCCAGTTGAAAATTATAGCAAATTTAAAATTTGGTTAGACAATCTAATTATTAAAATTGGTGATGAAGTCGAAGGATTGAAGCGTGTTTTAAACAAGAAAAAAGGCAAGGCGGAATTTGATTCGAATATTCAAAGGTTCAAATTGTTTAATAATTTACTTCGCCAAATGGAAGGAACAATGGATACGTGGAAAGAATGTGAATATGTTATTGAACATAACATTGAAGGTATTACATTAAAACCTTTTCGTGTAGATAATTTAGCAAAACATATCTTTTCTCATGCTGATAAAATCCTATTAATGTCAGCAACGATTATCGATCCAGCTAATTTTGCCAAAACATTGGGAATCAAAAAATTTAAATACATCGAAGTTGATTCCACGTTTGATCCAAAGAATGCACCAATTCATGCATCAACTACTACTAAATTCAATTATAAGAATTTAAAGGAGAATCTTCCTTTCATTAAAAGTGCCATTGATAAAATATGTAATACTCATAAAAATGAAAAAGGTATTATTCATACGCATACAAATGAGATTACACAATATTTGAAAGATAATATTGATGATCCACGGTTTTTATTTCGTATTGATGGAATGGACAATGAAAAGATTCTAAAACTTCATTTTGAATCTAAAGAACCCACCATTCTAGTCAGTCCGTCAATGGCGTATGGTGTTGACCTAAAAGAAGACCTAGCAAGGTTTCAAATTGTAACCAAAGCTGCTTTCCTTCCTTTATATGATGAACGAATTAAACGACTCTTTAAAGAAGATAAGGATTGGTATGTAAATAAGATGTTGAATAACCTTATTCAAGCATGTGGTAGAGGAGTTAGATCCAAGCAAGATAAGTGTGTGACTTATATTTTAGATGCAACAATTTCGGATACTGTTATTAGAGCAGCATCTAAACTACCGAAATATTTCATTTCCAGATTTGTTTAATTTGCGCTACGATACTACTCTTACTAAATAGTAGTAGTATCTATGCAAAATAAAACCTTTAATTTTGAAATACATGATCTTTTGACGCAGTTTGTTGCGGCAATGGATGATGTAGTGATCTCTAGATATAATAAAAATAGAGAAGAAAAAGAAAGAATTAAAGTTAGATATGTTCATGCTCCAAAAGAAAGGGTATTTTATGATATCGTTAACAAAGCACAAAACATAACGCTTCCCGTTATTGCAGTTAATATAACTGCGATTCAAAGAGATGAAACCAGAGTTTTTAATAAGATTGATGGATTTTACGAGCCAGTAAGAAGAGAAACTGAGGGTAAATTAACTACGCATATATCAATGCCAGTGCCAGTTAATCTTTCTGTTGCAGTAAGTATAATAACGAATTATCAATCTGATTTAGAACAGATCATATCAAATTTCGTTCCTTATTCTAACCCTTATATTATTATATCATGGAAGACTCCAGAATCTTTCAGAATTAATAATATAGAAGAAATAAGATCCGAAGTATTATGGGATGGTTCAATTCAATTGGAATATCCGACCGATTTAGAAGCTGGAACAAAACCTAGATTTGCGGGGAATACATCTTTTACTATAAAAGGATGGTTATTTCCTGCTTCTGACGATGATTATTATAAAAATATATATTTCGTTAATTCGCATTTTAGATTAACTGAAAAGTATAATATGAATTATTATTCTTATTCTGCGGATCTTTCTGCTGAAAATGCAATGACCACAACAGAAACTATTTCAATTTCTGGTGCACCATTATTAACAAATTTATATTCCAATCAATATGGGGATATGCATGAATTATCTGGAACTAGTGTAATTTTAGGAGATAAAAATAATACATTTATAATATTAGGTCAAAATTTCCAATATACTACAAATGTGTTAATAAGTAGTACATTAGAAACTTTATACACAAATTTAACATCATTATCATATACTTATTATCCAACTGTGAGTGGATTTATGTTGCCTAGTGCTAATTATAAAATAATGAATAAAAATGCCATTCATGTTACATTACCAAAATTTAATGAACCAGAATTTAATGAAACTGTTAAAATAAATTTTGTAGTAACGAATTCAATAGGATGGAAAGACACGAATTCAATTAGTACTGAATTATACTATATTTCTGCTCTATAAAGCATAAATAAAATCATGGCTGATAATTTTGATGATGGGAAAACTTCTACATTTGGTAGAGAATTGATGAGTTATATCTCATCGAAATTACCCTATACTGGTATCGACATAGCAAAATTAACTGATACCTTAAATCCAAAATACAAGTATTTCGAAGATACTGGCTCAAGAAGAGCAGAAGTTTTATCTAGACATTCGATATCACAAAACTTTGATTATAACAATGCATCATTAGGACAAATCACTTCTGATAAACATTATAGTCAAGTAATGTATGCTAATGTCCAAAAGGACAAAGCAGCAAGAATCAGAGATTATAGAATAATGGCTGCATTTTCTGAAGTAGCAAATGCTTTGGATGAAATCTGTGATGAATGTATTAATATAGATTCTGGTACTAGTAGTTGTTTAAATTTAAAATTTAAAAACATTGCTTTATCAAATTTTCAAATGGAATCTCTTCAAAAGGAATTCCTGAAATATACTAGTCATTTTGATTTCGAACATAAAGGATGGACGTATTTTCGTCAACTTTTAGTTGAAGGAGAAATTTATTGGGAACATATTATTCATAAAGATTATACAGATGAAGGAATTTTAGGAGCTATTCAAGTACCAACAGAATTAATTGATCCTGTATTTTCTAATGTACAAAACGTAATGGTAAAAGGATTTCTGTATCGTAAACCTAAATTTGATCCTAATAATCCATTAAAACAAATTGGTGTGGATTTTGTTCCTATGGATAAAAATCAGGTTACTTATGTAAACTCTGATGTATGGAATGAAAATAAAACCATGCGTCTTCCTTTTCTAGAAAATTGTCGTAGAGCTTATCGTCAATTATCAATGATTGAAGATTCGATTGTCATTTATCGTTTAGCTAGAGCACCAGAAAGATTAGTATTCAATGTTGATGTTGGTAATATGCCTGCACCAAAAGCAGAAGCATATCTCCGTAAATTAGTTACACAATATTGGAGTAGTAAAACATATGATCCAAATCAAGGTGGGATCGTACAGAAATTTAATCCACAGTCAATCCTTGATAACTTTTGGTTTGCTAAACGCGCAGGTTCAGAAGGTACTAGTGTAACGCAGTTAGCAGGGGCGTGTTTATCTATGGATACTAAAGTT